AGGGCGTTCCAAGAGCAGGTGTTACCAATGTAGGGGACGTTGCCCTTACGACGTTCCCAGAGCCTGTAGAGGCTTGGAAGGATAGGTTTCCTGAGCCATCCGTCTGAACAACAGAAGAAGCCGCACCATCAGCAGAAGGAAGCACAAAGGTTACGTTGGCAGCAAGGGATGCAGCAGCGCGTAGCTCAGTGTAGTTAGAACCGTTGTCTGCATCCTCTCCGAGTCTTACTCGTCCTGCGTTGGCTGTGACACCAGAGACCGTAAGGACATCGTTTGTTGTGAAGGTGTCACCGTCTGAGCCTGCTTGCTGGTTCTTGAGTTGGCTCATCAACTCACGAATAGCATTGTTGATGTTAGAAGGAGCACACCCTTCTGCGATGTTAATCCCGTCAATATCGGTGTTGTCGCCAGGGTTTGACGAGAACTCAGAGATTTTTGTCTTTGCCATGATTTATTCCGCTAGAAGTGACGGCGTTAAGTAAGCACCTGCGCCATAAGCACCTGCGCTTCTTGCGCCAACGGCAAGACCGCCTGTCATTTGTGAAACCTTGCGCTGTAGTTCAGCCATTGCACTGTCATCCTGCAAAGCTCGCCTAACGAGATTTGGATCTGTTTCAACAAGTATTTGTGCGACACGTTTACGGTCAGGTTCAGAAAGGTTTTGTGTTTTGCTACCAAGGATTTTACGAGTTACGTTTATCAAAGCGAAGGGGTCGCCGCCTATTGCGCTTGCCATTTCTTGGGCAGAAACGTTTGAGCCAATCTTAGGGGCTTGTAATAAGCTGGGCGCAGTCTGAGATCCACCTAACACCGAGGTTGCTGTTTTTTGCGACTGCGACGCAAGCTCAATGCGTTTTACTAGGTCTGGCAAAGAGTCTTGTGGGTAGACAGACCTTAGAATCTTTGATTCTTTGCTTTCTTCATCAGCAAGCGTATTCATAAGACTCTTGCGCTGTCCGGTCGTGAACTTGTTACGCATTGCATCCATTACGCCGGATCTATATGCCTGAAGTTGTTGAGGGTTGTAGTTCTGTATCTCTAACTCGACCGCATCAGATGACTTGGTAAACGCTTTTCTACCCTCTCCAAAGGCATCCCTTGCCTGTCGTAACGCAGCAGCACCAGCCCTTGCTTTTGCTAAAGGCTGCGAGGCCACATCAAGCGCAGACTTAATGTTCAACTCAAGGTTTTTAAGAATCTCTCCGTAAGCACCTTGCCCTGATCGGTAAGCCTGATCCGCTTCATCACGCAGAGCGCGTCTTGCAATCTCAAAATCTTCTAGCGTTGCCCCCTTATCAAACCTTACGTTGCCGTCAACAACCTCAAAGAAGTTCTTTTTTCCTGTCTCTGCTCGATAATTCCGGTTGATGTTTTCAACAACATTGGGAACTTTTTTGATAGCCTCGCCAAATGCAAGCGTAAGCTCCGGTGAAATAACGCCACCTTTCTCAAACGCTTGTTTATAAGCCTGACGCTCTGCTGCCTTTGCTGCGTCGTCAGACATCTTCATCGAGCGAAGTACGCTCTTATCAACCCCAGGTGTTAAGGTTTGCTGCATCAAGGTTTGAGCAGACCTCCTGAACGCTTCAGGACGAACCGTTAACGCTTGTCTAAGGATATTGCCAGCCTCGCCGCCTTGAGAGTACAAGGCTCTTACAGCAGTCCTTAGCGTCTCGTTTTCGGCCATGATTTCGCCTTTAGCGATACGATCAACAATTTCATCTGTCGTCATACCGCTTGTGCTTGCTAGCCTCTGTATCTCTGTTTCAACGGCTTTACTGCCCCTGCCGCCCATGTTACGCCTAGCCCAATCAACAACCTTGTCCGCTGTAAACCCGACAGCCTCAAGACCTTTCTGAAACGCAGGGCCAAGAACCGCGCCTGTTGCCGCACCAGTAAGACCGCCAGCAGCACGTTGAGAAAGATCGCCTTCGGCAGAAGCAAAGCCACTTACGCCACCCTGCGCTCCGCTAATTGCAGCAGCCCTGCCAATCGTCAACGGGACAGAAGCACCTCCAGTAAAAGGTGCTGTTAACAAACCCATTCCTGCCGCCCCCAACAATTCCGCTCCCGTTGACTCTAAAGGCTGCGCCTGTTGGTAAGCCTTAATTTTTGTGCGTATTTCGCTTAGAACCTCGTCGTAAGGCCTTCCTGTCCATCGAGAAACAATAGCCGCTTCAGCTTCGTCAGAAGCCCCCATTGTGAAACCCTGTGCTGCTGATCGCAATCGCTGCGAAGGAGGTTCTTTTTGCGCTTGAGCTAAAGCCGCTTGATAAGCCTGTTCGTCCGTAAGCTCTTGCTCAGATTCAACTCTAAACCTACCCTGTCCAGGAATCTCTACGCTGTAGGTGTTCATTAGGGCATCCTTGTAACTCTAACGCCAAGTGGGATACCACTCGGCTTTTTCTTCTCAGCCGTTTCCTCTTGTTTAATTTTTGACAAATCAAAGGGAGATATTTTTCTTCCTGGTAGCGGTCTACCTCCTTCGTATTCCTCCAAAGAAGTCCGGATGCTGTTGAAATCATCAATGATTTGATTGTTTCGCTTGATGAGCATTTCAGCAATCTTTGCCCTGCTGTTTGGATCATCAACAATCTTGGGGAAAGAATCATAAAGAATTGCAGATTCTTCTTTAGAGAACCCTTTAGCACCACCCATTGCGCCCATGAAGTCAAGCGTAAGTTGGTTTGCTGTTGCTTGCGAAGTTCTTGTATTAGCTAGCTTCTCAGGGTCAACCTGTACGCCAAAAGATTGCAAGAATTGAGCCGCAGCAATTTGACCTGGGGCTAGCAAGCCCGTGTACATCTTTTGATTTTTGTTTTCTATGATTGACGCAAGACGTTGGTTTGTTTGGTCGGCAGAAACCGCTTGAGTGAGCATACTAGGATACTGCTCGCCAAATTTCTCCATTGTTTTATTTGTGAGCTTTTCTCCAGGCATCACAATTTTTGTTGAACTTGAGCTTTTTAATTCTGCTGTTCCCTTTAGAATTGCATTTCTTTGTTCTTGAGTGAGTCCAGCCACTTTTGCAGAACCATATAATGATTTAGCAACAGTGGCCGCATCTCCGGTATAAGTTTCGCCTGCTGCGTCCGCTATCTTGAACGAGGCTGTTGGATTATTTACATCGTAAGCAAAAGTCCCTGCGTCAGTGGTAAATGTTTTGTACTCAGCGGGCTTTGCCCTTGCCGCAACCTCGCGACCAGTTGATTCTTCAACAAGAGCTTCGCCAGCACCTAACTTAACTGTTTTTGGTGTTGTGAACGATTGAATTTGTTGCCCAAGCGGTATCGCAACAGATGGAGATACACCAACAGCAGCAGCCCTCTGCAAGAATTGCTGCGGATTAAACTGTGCCGGCCCTGTGGCTACAGACGGAGTTCTCATCTCCATGCGCTCAAGGTCTGTAAATTCTCGTTGAGGAGCAACCATTGCACTTTCAATCAACCCAGGCAACGCTTGTTCTGCTCTTTGTTTCTTAGCCATCTCAGCAAATTGCAACCCCAACATCTTGTCCTGGATTGCCTGCTGAGTAGCACCACGATAGGCTTGTTGGCCTGCCTGTAGCCCTTGAGCTACAAGTTCTCCCGTCGTTCTGCGTACAGGGCTTCTTCCTGACCCCGCCAACAGACTAAGACCAAGGTTTAGCACCCCTTGGTTTTGCGCTTCTTGTTTAAGTTTCTCTTGTTCTTCGGGGCTTAGTAAGCCATTGATGTAAGAAGGCATCTGCCCGAATAAACCACCAAGGAAGTTGCTAGTAGACATGATTACCTCCCAAACAGTCCGGCAAGACCACCTAACGCTGCGCCAGCAACAGGCCCCAACGGAGTAACCGAAGCACCTAGCTTAGACCCAACAAGAGCACCGCCTAGCGCACCTGCAAGCGGGTTAGAGTAAGTGGGCTGTACGGTCTGCTGTCCCATAGGCGCACCGTAAGCAGCAGACAAGAAGGACTGTAGGTTTGAGTAAGGTTGCTGTTGTTGGAAGTTAAAACGCTGTAGCGCGTCAGCCAGAGCCGCTTGTTGGTAAGCCTCTGTAGCCTGCCCAACTTGTGCAAGTTGTCCAATATCCGAGTAGTCTTGTGCGGCCAGACCTGGAGCGATACCAAGGGCTTGTTGTTGCCTGCCCCTCTCAGCCTCGTAGGACTGATAACCAAGTTGCCCCGCCTGGGAAGCTAGCGCATTTGCTAACGCACCTTGTGCGCGTTGCTCTTGGCTCATAAGGGCTTCGTTAGTCCCGTATCGACCTGCGGCAGAAGCCTTAGAACGCATCTGGTTGATTGCATCCTGGTAAGCCGTTGTAGCCGCATCGAACCCAGGCTTTAGGGCAGCCTGCATGTACGGATTGCCACCTAAAAAACTACCCGTTAAGGTTTGCGAGGCTAACTGTTGGGCTTGTGGGGTAAGGATATTTCCTTGCATGGCCCTGTTTTGCATCGCAGACAAAGCAGCCTGCGTTTGTTGACTTGGGCCTACATAAGTCTGCCCTTGGTAGAACTCAGGCCCGCCGCCAGAATAAAGACGTTGCGCTTCGCTTAGCCCGTACTGGACATAGGGACGCATGGCAGGATCAAGTTCTGTCCTGGTTACTGTGTTTGTTGAACCACCTGACATATCAAACCTCTCTTACCCACTTGCGGGGTCGAAAACCTAACGCTTTAGCTTTGCGATCCCAGCCTTTACGCCACGAATCAAAGCTGATAGTCCTTGCGCCACCTTCTCGCGCAACCAAGAGAACATGATCCAAGCCTGCATCAAAATCTCCCTTGCCATAAGCGCACCAAATATGCAAATTATCGCCGATAGGCTGAAGAACAACAAACCCGCAAGGGTAACTGTCCTCAAAGTACATCCAAAGAAGTGATCGTCCCGCAAAGCAGTCCGAGTAAATGTCCTCAGGTATCCATGCCTCTGGGCTTTTCTTGAGGATGGTTTCCAGACCCGACCTAATAAACGGCCAAATCCTCCTGAGTTCGTCTGGCTTGATGTATCTTGCATTCATCCAACCACCACATATCCATAGGTCATGTCAGACGTTGAATTCGGGTAATGCGTCACAGTTGCAGATCCATTTGTCACGCTGGAAACGTAAATAAGAGGGCCGTCTGATATGTGCTGCATAGTCAGAATGACTGAAGGCGTAGCCGGTCTCGTCGGGCTTGATTGAGTACCTATGTACTCAAGCCTAACCTGAGTGCTTGTTGCTGCCCAGATAAGCTCAACGTAATCATTAGCAGCAAGATCAACAAATAGATTCAACGCCGCAATCAAATGCCCGTCTGTCCCACCGTGAGAATTAGGAATCGAGAACTGCGAATTAGAGTTTGCTAGATCTGTACCGTTTTTTCTCAACCATAGGTCAGCGTCTTGGATCTGCGTATCAGCGTTTGCAAACTGCACAGAAAACTGGAGGTTGTACTTCCCCGCCGCCCTAACATTGATTCGGCTTGAGTTAGAAAGATAGACGTTGTTCGTTAAATCGGTATTAGAGAATGTGACTGCATAGGATGCTGTTGTGCTCGCAGCCGTTTGGTCGTTAACGTCGTAAAACGAGCCGTATGGCAACCCGCTTACATAGGCAGCAGCAGAGTAAGGGACAAGGATGATCTTGCTTTCTACCCCTATTCTCGCGTCTGTAATCGTGGTTGTGGTGGCGTTTCCTGTGGCAAGCGTTACCGTTCCGGTGTTGTTGGTCTTACCGTCCATGATGTTACGGACAATTTCGGCAACCGCTCGTTGATCGCCACCAAAGGGAGGCAGCGTACGAAAGATCATCTCACACCTTGAGGCACAAGCGTTACGTCGACACCGATAGCGGTCGTCCAGAAGTTACCAGTCGGCGTGACTTGGAGGCGATGGTAGTTTCCTGCGCTCCTTGCGCTAATCCGGTTATCTGAGTTTGCTGAGTAGGTTGACCCCGTAAAGTCTGTCTGCTCTGATAAAAGCCTGCGAGACCTTATCTTGATCGAGCAAGAACCACCATCAATGACTGGCCTCACAAGCGTCAACACGGAAGGCTTGCCATCCAAAGAAAGGTCGGGGGTAATAATGTTTGGCGTTAGTGGTGTGCCTGAAAACGCGATGATCTTTGCGTTATTACCGCCCGTTAGATACGTCCCCTGCGTTGTGAAGGCATACGAATCAAGACTCGCTGGCAAATCGTCAAGGCTCCCGTAAACGTCTAGATCTTCTAAACTCAAGCCTGCTGACGTAGTTGTGCTTATTGTGGTGCTCTGCGCTACAAAGTCGAAGTCAGCCTCACCGTAAGACCACTTGCCAATGTTGAAGTTGTAAATAAGAAGTCTTTGTATCGCATCAACTGACCTGTAAGACCAGATAATAAGGTTCTTGAGCGGATCAACCGCTGCGCTCATTAACGAGAGTTGAGAAACGTCGGCATCATTGAAGAACCACCGGTCGATCTTCTCTACCGAAATAGACTTGATCGACTGCCCGTCGCACATATAAAACCCGTCGTCAGACAAAAAGTAAGTGATCCCTGCGTACTGAACAATCGAGTTAGCCTCTAAGCACCCCTGCCCTCTTGATATGGTGTCAAACTGAAAGACAAGCGGGCTACCAACATAGGACATCCTGACAACAGCGCGATCCAAAAAGACTAGGCCGTATTCACCCCCAGTGACTCCCTTTACATGGCCGCCATCTGGGATGTCTTGGTAGTCTGATTGCGTTAACGCTGAAGCAGTCCAGTCGGTTTCATCTCCCAACGCAGACCATTCGACCCTGTTTGGATAAACGGTTGCGCCATTGTTGTATCCGGCAACAACAAAGTCCCTAACGACAGCAACGTACCTAGACTTAGGGGCAGCAGCACCAAGGTCTGCAAAGAGCGTAGATGTCCCCATGAGATAACCCTGGAGCCTGTCATAACCGTTAGCGGCGATCAGTCGATTGCCAAACTGCGTGAAGTTCCATCGTTGGCCAGAAGGTGTTGAGTAACCACCGGCTTTAGATACATTTGAGAATGTAAGGTCGTTGCTATTCAAAAGAAATAACTTACTAGCACCACCCGCAAAGAGCTTGACAGCCTCAGTAGGCGTTCTTGCAGACGCAATGTTATTTAAGTTCTCGGATGCAGACCCGCTCCAGTCCTGCGGGGTCATAATAGGCCCATAACCGACTGCTTGTGGCGTAACGTTCTTAGCGTCCACAAGCGCACCAGAAGCCCCAGGCTGATCGGGCATCCACTCACCAAAAGGAACCATCATCGCTTGGCTACCATCATTGTGAGCGGTACACCCGAATACTGACTTTCTTCGTCAGAACGCGTTAAAGAAGCGATAGCGCGATCATAAAGTGCACCCCAAGTCTGTAGCCTGGGGTCGTTCATAATGTAAGGCTCGGCCTCGCCTAGTGACGCATAGAGAAGTGCGTCCGGACAGGTCGTAAGCCAGAGATTTGACGTATTGCTCGTAGAGAGAAAC